ATCGTGGTCGCGTGACAACTGCTGAAAACAATATCACAGCTAAAGCTAACGAGTTGAGCAGTAAGATTACGAGTGTGGAGGAAAAAATACCTACAAGCGTTGGCGGGCGGAATTTAGTTAGAGGTACTGCTAACTTTTCTTCGGGTTGGGCTTGGAATACTAAGGTTGCGACAATTACGGACATTATCGATAAGTTCAACGTATATCATGGTACGTCTACCGGTACAGATACAGCTTCGAATAACTATGATGTTCGTTTTGACAACGCTTTAACTGTTCTCCCTGATACTGAATACACTTTATCGTTTTGGGTAAAAGGTAGTGGAACTATATACAGTCATTTCTTTCCAAGCTGTGTAGCATACGGTATTAATAGTGATGGTAAAACTACTACAGCAGCTGATGGATTTATTACTCATACGCTGAAATCGAATTGGGAACGATATTGGATAACTTGGAAGACGCTACCCACCGCAAACGGACTCAAAAACGTGTTGCCGTGCCGTCAAGTTTCTACTGCTAAATCCGAAGTGTGGCTTTACGGTGTTAAGCTCGAAAAAGGCAAGATACCCACAGACTGGACACCTGCTCCCGAAGACTATTACAGTAAATTAATTGCTGCACAGTCTTAAATCAAACAGACAACAGACTCAATCAAAGCGAGCGTGTCAGCGCTGGATAGTTCGACGGTTAAGAGTGCTAGTTTGACGATTAATGCAGACGGAATTGTCATGAAGGCTGGCAAGTCAACGACTGATGTTGCGAATGCGATTGGTTCTTATTTTGCTGTTAATCAGAATGCTATCAATCTGTTCTCTGACAAAATAAACGTCAAAGGTAGCATGATTGTTGACGGTGCTATCACAAGTACTAAGATAGCTAGCAAATCGATTAATACGGCACATCTTAACGGTAAAATCATTACTGCTGACGTGATTTCCACCGGTGCCATCACAGCAAATGCCATTAAAGCAGGAGCAGTAACTACAAGTGCTATGTCAGCCAATAGTATCAATGGTGACCGTATAACAGCTGGTACATTAGACGCTGCCAAAATTAAAGCAGGTAGTATTACAGCTAGTCAGATTGCTAGTGGCACGATTACCAGTAGCCAGATTAAGGCTGGTGGGATTAGTGCAGCGAATATCGCTGCAGGAGCGATTACGACTAACCATTTAGCAACTGGTAGTATTACAGCAGACAAAATAAAGGCTGGCAGTATTACATCTGATATGTTTAGAGGAAATAAAATAACCAGTTTAAATAATGCAACAACGTTAAATTTACAAACTGGAGAGATAACATTTAATAATATATATGCAACTATTAATCAAACAAAAGGTAGTTACAAATCTCAAATTAGCTTATTTTCTTTGGATGATAAAGCGAGTACTGAAAGCAGTTGGAGTTCAGTAAATGCACTTGCATTCAATAGTACAAATCTAACTTCAGCAACGCGTCGTGTAGGTTTGACTACAAATATGTTTCCTAAAATTAGTGAAATGACACTTTATGGTAAAAGAATCGCATTTACTGGCGAAACTTCAGTAGCTCTAGGTCCAGATAATGCTATTATTATAACAACTAACTCGGCGGAAGTAGATTTTATAAATGGTCTGACAAATAATTCAAAAGGAGCTTGGAATTATTCAATGATTATGAATTTTGGGACTAAAGCTGTTATTAATGTACCAGATATAAAATTAGATGGACATATTAAAAGCTTGACGGGAATTTTGGATGATTTATGTAAAAAAGTAGGTTTAATGTGGGTTTAAAGGAGCATAAAATGGATAATCTTAATCAAAACATTCAATCAAAACTAGCTTTAGAAATTGCACAATTATCACTTGATAAAGCAACTCTACAAGCACAAGTCGAACAATTGCAAAATCAAAATGCAGAGCTTCAACAACAACTAAAAGAAGTTACTGCACCAGAAGAAGTAGAAAAAGGAGAATAACATTATGGCACTTGAAACGATTAAAACAACTCATTTATTAGGTAATCTAAAAATTGAAGAAACACTTGTCAAACAATATGTTGTCGACATTAATGAAGAGGGGGTATCAACAATTAATGAATATGTGCACGATCCTGAATTATACGCAAAAAATCGAACAGAGTTGCGTAAACTGGAAGCAGAATTTAGAGATAAGCGCTATGAAATTGAAGATGCAATTTTAGCTGATTTAACTAAAGAAACTTCTGAACAACCTTAGAAATGAGGCTGTTTTATTATGTGGAAACCTGAAATTATTAGCATGTTCTTAAGCGCGTCAGTCTCAGTATTGACGCTCTTTACTTTTTTTCAAAGTCGTATGACGAACAGCGAACGTCGTACGACGATTTTAGAAGAAAAGGACAAACAACATGACAAAGAACTAATCGAAATCAAAAAACGATTAGACAATCACGATAAACAAAATGAAGCGCTTATTCGACTAACTACCGAAATTACCAATCTGAGTGAAAAAGTCGAAAAAATCGATACTAAATTGGGGGAGTTATCATGACAGTTATTTTAATTGCTGCAACAGTTGTAGCGCCTATTATTTCAGCACTTGTGAATGTTGTGAAAGAACAATTTGGATTGAATGGCAAGCTTGTTTCTGGGCTTGCTATTTTCATTGGTGTTCTTGTAGGACTTACATATGCCTTTACTATTGTTCACGGGCAATATGCTGAATATTGTTGGGGCGGTCTGATTGCTGGCTTGTCAGCGATTGGCTATTACGAGATTGCCTTTAAAAAAGGAGAAAATGATGAAAAATAAAATCAATGCTGTATTAGTAGCGTTTGTAACTTTAGCAAGCTTATTGTTGCAATCAACAGCTTATGCTGCAGTTGGCGATCAAGGCGTGGACTGGTCGCGTTACCAAGGCAAAAATGGGATTTTTGGGTACGCGCACGATAAGTTTGCCATTATTCAAATCGGTGGTGTTAACGGTGGCGGTATGTACGGACAGACGACATACGAAACGCAAGTTGCTTCAGCTATCGCTCAAGGTAAACGCGCACATACTTATATTTGGTATCAAGTCGGCGGAAATGCAAGTCTTGGCGAACAAGTTATAAATACATTCTTGCCACAGATTCAAACACCTAAAGGCTCAATTGTGGCACTTGATTATGAAAGTGGCGCTAGCGCAGATAAACAAGCGAATACTAATGCAATTTTGCATGGTATGCGTATGATTAAAGCTGCAGGCTATACGCCTATGTATTATAGCTATAAACCTTACACAGTGGCTAACGTGTATGTCGACCAAATCATTCGTGAGTTCCCAAATTCACTTTGGATGGCTGCTTATCCAGACTATAACGTAACGCCAACACCAAATTACAATGTCTTTCCGTCAATGGACGGTGTAGCAATCTACCAATTTACGTCAACATATATTGCTGGCGGTCTTGACGGTAATATTGATTTAACTGGTATTACGGACAATGGCTATACTAAGAACAACAATCCTAAAACTGAAACACCAGCTATTAGTCAAGGTCAACAAGCGGACAACACGCCTAAATCTGACATTGCTGTAGGAAACCAAGTTAAGGTTAAATTTAGCGCTGGTACTTGGGCAACTGGCGAAGCTATTCCAAGTTGGGTTAAAGGTCGAACATACGAAGTGGCGCAAGTTTCAGGTAGTCGTGTATTGCTTTCTGGCATCAACTCGTGGATCAATAAATCAGACGTTGAAATTATTTCAGTAGCTAACACACAAGCAACGCAAACGACTACAACTAGCACTTACACAGTTCAATCTGGTGACACGCTTTCTGGTATTGCTTCACAATTTGGAACAAGCTATCAAGCACTAGCAAACCTTAACGGTATTTCAAATCCAAATTTGATTTATGTTGGGCAAGTCTTACAAGTGACTGGTTCAGCAAGCAATAGTTCAGTTTATTATACAGTTCAATCTGGTGATAATCTTTCAAGTATTGCAAGTCGCTATGGCACAAGCTACCAATCAATCGCTAGTCTTAATGGTCTAGCTAACCCAAACCTTATCTACGCAGGTCAGACGCTTAAAATTAAATAACAAACACTTTAACACGCTCTCGGCTTTTGCTGGGGGCGTTTTTTTGCGTTTATTATTATACAAAACGTTGAAATTTATAATAAAAACATATATAATATAGAAAACGCAAAAAAATATATTAAGGAGAATTGTTATGGCTATTGAGGGGATAAATAAACTTCCGGTTAGATTGACTTCGAAAGAAGCTTTATCGCTTTATAAAAAATTGGCAGAAGTTAATAAAGTCCTCGGGAGATTAGATGCAGTATTGTCGTCATCAATTGTCAATACATCAATTTTAAGTTTGTTATCATATAATGAATCGGTGCAATCAACACGGATTGAAGGAACTCAAGTAACATTTCATGAGATAATGGAATCTTCAAGAGTTGGAGCTAAGAATTGGCAACAAAGAGAGGTTTTAAATTATAAAAAAGCAATAGATGAAGGTTTTAAAGATATTCGTGACGGAGACCCTATTAGTACTCGCTTGTTAAAAAGATTACATAAAATTCTGATGTCTGATGCTGCTAGAGGAACAACGTCAAACGGTGGGGAATTTCGAAAAATCCAAAATTTTATTGGACCCGACAACAAAATCGAACATGCTTCATATATTCCCATTAAGGCAAATGAAATTGGTGACTATATGACTAATTTG